CGGATTCGTGCATTGTGGATCCGCTTTACCAATTTCCAAGGTGCGAATGGGATGCTTGGCACATCTATCTTTATAGCGGCGATATTACCAAATGTTGGGACATTGAACCTTTCAAATTCCCTTGGGTGACGTTTGAGCGTAAAAATGTCTTGCGTCGGTATCCCATGGACAGGTTAAAAAGGTTAATCCGAAAAAGATTGGACCTTAACATTTGAAAGCCAATGAAAGATTTTCTGCCGGAAGCCATTAATTACAACCCAACATTTGGCCGGGATGCATTCGAGAGAAACCTTGGGGTAATGCATTTTAAAGGCGGTGGAGCGCCATCTCCCCCAGCCGCTCCGGTCCCACCACCTACCGAAAAGAAGGTAGAGGTACGACAAGCCCAGCGGGAAGCCCGCTATCAGTCACTTAGGCGAAAGGGATTACGTTCGACCATTCTTGCCGGGACAAAGGACGAGGAATCCACAATAGGCAAGCGTAGGACACTTCTAGGCGGAAACGCATAAAACTATGCCAGCGGACCCAAAACTTGTAGTTGCCCATTGTGATGAACTGTTCAAAGAACAGGTTAATTGGCGTCATACTTGGCAGGACGTAAGCGATTATTTTTATCCGGTTAAGGCCAATATTGAGACACTGGAAACACCCGGCGAGGTACGGGCTCAGGAACGCTACGACTATACAGGGGAAGAAATGCTACTCAAGGCGGCGGCTGGAATCGTTGGATGGGTGACACCGATCGGAACCAGGTGGATTGTTCTGGAACCAAAGAACAAAAAGGCTCCGCAAGAAATCAAGGATTGGTTTAGGATTTGCTCAGAAATTCTTCTGGAAGCCTTGGCATCAAGCAATTTCTATATGTCTTGGCATGAGGATGTCATTGACGGGCTGATGTTTGGAACATCCTGTTTGTTTATTGAGGGCGGGGATGAGAAAGATTTGAATTTTGTAAGCTGGCCTATCTCGACATGGGCTTTCACGATGGACAGCGAGGAAAGGCCCGATTATATTTGTCGCAAGTGGGATTGGACGGCAAGACAGGCGGTAAGCGAGTGGGGCGAAGAGAATGTTGGCGAGGAAGTTCTTAAAGCATATAAGGCAGGAAGTCCGGACTGTGAAAAGAAATTCACCTTCTATCATGCCATCTATAAGCGCAAGGAAGGCGAATACAAGGAAGGTCCGACAACCGGTGATAATAGGCCGTGGGCAAGCGTTTATGTTTCCAATATTGATAAGCATCTAATCGAGGAAGATGGTTATTACGAGCTGCCAGCTCCGATAGGACGCATTCTCAAATCAAATTCGGAGAAGTATGGCCGCAGTCCTTCAATTGGCACATTGCCAGTAGCCAAGATGCTTTCCCGCATGGAGTATGATACACTTCTTGCGATTGAAAAGATGGTCAATCCGCCTTGGATTGCTCCGGATGACAGCGACTATGACCCGGACAACAGGCCAAACGGTGTAACCTATTACAAGGCCGGATCCAAGGAACCAAAGCAACAGGAGTACAAGAACCGGATCGACCTGGCTGAAGCAACAAAAGCATTTTACCGGGGAGTCATTGAGCGGGCATTCTTCGTGGACATGTTCCAAATGCTCACTCAAATAGGCGCGAACAACCGGCAATTCCCGACCGCCACTCAAATTCATGGGATGCTGGAAGAGCGAGTTGGCTTATTTACCCCAATCTTCTCCAGGCTTACACAAGAAAAGCTTAATCCGACAATTGAGCGGGTATTTTCTATCCTTTTCCGTAAAGGCGCATTTCCACGACCGCCAGCGAATATCGCTGAATGGGGCGGAGAGTATGAGATTTCCTACAATTCACGAATTGCCTTGGCAATCAAGAGTCTGCAAAACAACCAGCTCTTCCAGGCCATGGAGTTTATCAGAGGCATGACTGAAATCGATCCGGCTGCAAGATACGCGATCAAGGCGACAACAGCAACACGCGGAGCCCTTACAAATATGAGCTTGCCGCAAGATTGGATTCGTGATGAAAATGAAATCGAAGAGATGGTTGAAGCAGAAGAACAGGCGGCTAGAATGGCCCAGACGATGGAAATAGCCAAGACCGGGGCAGAGGCGGCCAGTAAATTGCCTCAAGAAGTTATTGAAGTATAATGGCGCTGGAAAACCTAAAGCAGAAGCAAAGAGAAGAAAGGGAAGACAAGAGGCGCGAAGCCTGGGAGCTTACCCTTTCCTATAAAAGATTGTTTGCCGGGAGTGGCGGCGAAGAGGATGCCAAAAAGGTGTTGGATGATCTTTGCGAAAGGTTTGGATATACTAAAACCAGCTATGCCGAGGACAATAATGGAAGGGGTGATCCGCTTAAATCCATGCATAATGATGGTTGCAAGGAACCGCTAAGACATATTTTCTGGCAAATGAACCGACGAGCATTTGAGGAAGAAAAAACAGAAAGGACAGCAAAACATGAGTAGAGACAAACCAACGCATTATGAGTTGAAGGAGACTGTAATTTACAGGGAAGGTGTACCAATAGCTGACTTTCAGGGCCAGGATGTTGTAATGAGGCGAGGATTCGAGCATTATGCCGGACCAGCAAAGAAGCTTATGTGGCAGATTAATGGGGAGCCGACCTGTAATGATTCGAAAATTTATGAACAGGTTCCTTACAATGCTTTGAATGATCGGTTCCCAGACTTTAAAGGTGTGATAGATCCAGCTTTAGGCGATAAAACCCCGGAATTTGTGCGCTGGCTACGTCTGAATTATCCAGCTGAGGCAGCGGATCGTTATAAAAATCGAATAGTAGGAGTCTAAATTATGAGTGAGGAAGCATTATACACACTGGAAAACGGAGTTGTTTTGCGCGATGGCAAGGCCATTGCTGATATTAGTGAAGACGGTAAGCCAAAATACCGCCGAAACCAAAAGAAGTATTCGGACAAGGTTGAAATCTTCTTAAAGGCGATTGCTGATGAAGAGTTCCCAGAAGAATCTAAGCCGGATCCCAAACCAGAAGAGGAAATCGTTTTGGATGCACAAGCAAAGGAAGAAGCGCCGCCAATGCCTAAGCCTAAGCCTAAGCTTTTGCCGCACCCGCAAGAAGCCTATCCTGAGTACAAGGGATTGATTGATCCGGCATCCGGGGATAAGACACCGCAATTTGTGGCCTGGTTATTCGAGAATTACCCGGAAGACGCGCAAAAGCGTTATGCCGGTCGAAAGATTCCGCAAGTAGTTTTGTAGAACCATAAAAGAAAGAGAGTAGAAGTATGTTCAAATATCTGTATCAAATGTTGTTATTGGGAATCTTGCCTTTGCGCCTGGATGATGGTGGCGATGGTGGAGGCGGTGACGGTGGAGTCGACCCGCCTTCTGGCCCACTAGCTGATGCGGAAGGAAACTTGCGCGAGGGATGGACCGACAATGAAGCCTTGGCAGCCAAGTACACGACAGTTGAAGGGTTGGCAAAGGGCTACCTGAATGCCCAGCAAATGATCGGTGTTGAAAAGATGCCAATCCCAAGCGAGGATTCCCCGCAGGATGTATGGGATTTAGTCCATTCCAAGATTGGATGGCCTGAAAACGTGGATGATTATACGCTTGAAAAGCCGGAAGACTTGCCGGAAGGAATCCCATGGGATGACGGAGAGGCCAAGGAATTCTTGAATCTTGCCCATGAACTCAGGCTTACCCAAAAGCAGATTGAGGGCTTATCCAAGTTCGACATTGGCCGGATGGTGAAGGGACAAGAAGCAATGCAGCGTGGACTTGACCAGGCTCAAGAAGCTGCAAGCACTCAGCTAAATGAGGCTTGGGGCAAGGACTATAACAAGAACTTGGAGCTTGCCCAGGCTGCCGCTGACTTGATCGATCCTGAATTGATGGAGGATCAGTCTCTTGGGAATAATCCGAAGTTCCTGCAAGCATTGGCCAAGGTTGGATCCATGATGAGTGAAGGGAAGCTGAAGGCTGGCCGCCAGATGCATACTCCGCTTGTTGATGTTGATAGCGAGATTGCCCAGATGCGCGACAAGGAGAGCGGACATCCATTTGCAAGGGCATTCAATAACTCCGGCGATCCGGACCATTTGAAAGCCGTTACCCACATGGAAAAGCTTTATAAGCTCAAATATCCAGACTCCAACGATTAGGATTGACCGGTAAACCCTGTTTTACTAGAAAAGGGCTTTCATATTATTATTGGATATTGGAGAGCGATAAGTCTATCAGAGAGAAGGGGCGCAAATAGCGTCCTTTCTTTTTGTACAAATTGAATTGTTAAGCTGGCTTGGAAAAATTCTTAACAAGTGCTTGACGCACAATCTCAGAGTTAGGCAAGTTGGGCTTATGGGAAGCGAGCGATACCCCGTAAGGGCCGCAAGTGGAACTGCCTCAAAGATACCGGCCTGGCCGACAGATACCCGGTTAAGCGTGAGTGCAAATCATAACGTTTAATCAATTATAGGAGAAATTCTAAAATGTCTGTCAAAATTACTACCGCCTTTGTGGAGCAGTATTCCGCAAACGTGGAGCATCTAGCACAGCAAATGGAGTCTCGATTTGACGGGAAGGTACGTCAGGAATCCCAGAAGGGTAAAACCAAGTTTTGGGAACAGTTGGGGGCAACCCAAGCCGTAAAGCGTACCAATCGCCATGCTGACACTCCAAGAGTTGATTCCGATCACCAACGCCGCCAGTGTGTCTTGAATGATTATGACTGGTCTGACTTGGTTGATACCTTGGATGATACCAAGATGCTCATTTCGCCCGCTTCAAGCTATGCTCAGAGCGCGGCTATGGCCTTTAACCGGGCCAAGGATGAAGAGGTTATCGACAACGCGGTTGCGACTTCCTACGCCGACAAGAACGGCAATGGTGGAGCAACAATCGCCGTGGCCCTTCCATCTACGCAAAAAGTTGCCGTTAATTTCGGTGGCTCCAACATCGGGCTGACCCTTGCCAAACTCATCGAAACCAAGTCCATTCTTGGCAAGAATGAGTATCCGCGTGGAGATAAGCTTTACTTCGCACACACCCAGCAACAGCTAGATGACTTGCTCAACAACGTTGATGAAGTCTCAAATGCTGACTATGCCGCTATCAAGGCATTGGTGAAGGGTGAAGTAAACTTCTTCATGGGCTTTGAGTTCATCAAGACTGAATTGATGACCCTGACGACCTCCACGGATGTCCGGACCTGTTTCGGGTACGCTTCCAGTGGAATTCTCCGGGCAATCGGTCAGGATGCGCGCGGTCGGATCAGCGAACGCGACGATAAGAACTACGCAACCCAGGTATACTACAACATGTCTGTTGGAGCTACCCGGATGCAGGAAGAACTTGTTGTCGAAGTTATGTGCGACGAAAGCCCGTAATTGAGTCATTAACCCTAAATTAATTTAAAATAGGAGATATTAAAAATGGCTGAATTCAATAGCGCATTATATGATGAACAGGTTGGCTCATCTGGTCAGGTTTCCCCTGCCGGTAGCTACCCTCTTGCCAAGAACGCGGCAGGAAAATTGCGAATCCTCAAGGTTCCTTACACTGTAATTGGGACTGAGGCATCCGGGGATACAATTAACCTTGGCAAACTTAAGCCTGGGGCCGTTGTCATTCCGAGTCTGAGTCGGGTACTTTCTGGGGCCGGCTTTGATGTAAGCGATATGGATATTGGGGTTGCCTCAAATCCGAACGCTTATGCTGATGCCATGGACACAACTGACGTTGAACTCGACCAGCCTTTCACTGGTGGAGATAACCGGTTTGAACCGGCTGACACGGCAGTTGGGGACGAAGCAATTATTGCAACCCTTACAACGGTTGTAACCAGTACCGCCGCTTCGGTGGCTCTATTCTTGATTGCTTACGTTGACGAATAAACGTTGGCGTCTTCTGCTCAAACATTGGTGGCGGGGAGCCCCTTTCTCTCCCCGCTGCCTTTTCTTAAAAAATTATGAGGGCCACAGATCCAACGCATCCACAGTTTGCAACTCATGGCGTCCTTAACAAAGGGTTAAGCGAAGCTTTCAACGTAAAGCATTTTATGAAAGCCTCATTGAATCCCATTGGAGCAATGAAAAAGGAAATGGCGCCGCCAGGAATGGGCGGAACAAAGTGGAGTCCTGAGGTAATCAACCGATATGCTAAGGCAACCTTTAATCCTCAATATGAGTATCATTACGATAAGGACGTAAGGTTTAATCCAAAGGCAAAGGAGCGGGCCGCTCAGCAGGCAAAGCAGCGAACAACCCAAAGACGCCGCACAGTTTTGGGATCCGGACGAGCCGGAAGCGGCAAAACACTTTTAAGCGGGGGCGGAAATGCCGGACAATCGTACTGATATTTGCAATTATGCTTTGGCGGAAATTTCGGAAACCCTTGTTACCGATATAACAAGCGAGGATGAGGGCGAAGCCGCGATCAAGTGCAACGCTCTTTATGATGCAACCAAGCGGGAGGTCTTAAGGCTTCATAAGTGGAAATGTGCCGGTAAGCTGGTTGTGTTGGCAGAAAATGATGCTGATCCAGCCTTTGGTTATGCCAAATCGTTTGCTTTGCCAGATGATTTTATCAGAATAATCTCAATCAATGACGTTGATCCTGACGATGTTGACCGGCCACTATTCAAGCGAAGAGGCCGCGATATTTACACGGATGAAACGACCGTAAGCCTGGATTATGTTGCAGAAATTGAAGATTCCTTGCTGGATCCGCTTTTAATTAAATGCATCTACACGTTACTTGCTTCAAAGCTAGCTTGGGTAGTCCAACAGAATCGATCTTTACGGGAGGAAATGAAGGAAGACTTTTATAAGGTAGTTTTACCGGAAGCTAAGAATATTGACGCGACCGAAGCCAGGGAACCAATCCCAAGCCACCGCAGGCAAAGCAATTGGATTCCGGGCCGATACACTTCAACAAACGGATAATGGCGGTAAACAAATCCATAATTGCCTTCAATGCCGGTGAATACTCGCCTTTGCTTGAGGGTAGGATTGACATGGATAAATATTCCATGTCTTGCCGGACGCTGGAAAATTTTCGCCCTACTAAATACGGGGCCGCCACGAAGCGACCTGGAACGGAGTTCATTTCCGAGGTAAAGGATTCTACAGATGAAGGCCGGTTATTTAAGTTTCAGTTTTCGACGGCAATCAGTTATATTCTTGAAGGTGGCGACCAGTATTTTCGGTTTTATGAGGACGGAACTCAAATTCCCGTACCAACATCTTCTGCATGGGCTACTTCAACTGTTTATTCTGTAGGGGATATAGCTGGCGAATTGGGAATTGTTTATTATTGCCTGGTTGCTCACACATCCGGAACTTTTGCAACTGATTTAGCGTCAGGATATTGGGTTGCTCTTGGGGTTTCTGGCGATCCTTACGAGATAACTTCTCCATGGAGCGATTCTGAATTATTCGACATCCATTACGCACAAATAAATGATGTCATTTACTTTGTTCATCCGGATCATGCGCCATACAAGTTAAGTCGCTTTGCCGATTATTATTGGACGCTTGAAGAGGTTATTTGGGACTGGCCAGCATTGCTAGATGAGAATATTACTGATGTCACCATTGCCCCAAGCGCCAAGACCGGATCCGCAATTACCCTTGCCGCCTCAGGTGATTTATTCAAATCCGAGCATGTTGGAGGCTATTGGTATATTGAACATAAAACAGTTGGTACAAGCGCACAAGTCAACATGAGTGCGGCGGCGGGGACCGTTTATTCTTCATCGTTGCGCGTTAAAGGTGATTGGCAGATTACAACCTCAGAACGATGGTGGGGAACTCTCACTCTCCAACGATCCGATTCAGGGACATTCGGGGCTGACACAGAAGAAATACGAGAATTTAAATCAACATCTGAGCGAAATGTCAGTGTCGAGGGAACAGAGGAAAAGAAAACTTATCTACGCCTTAAATACACGGCGGCTGGCGATCCTTACGCATCCCCTCCGTTCAACATTGACAATACGGGCGGAGGAACGCCAACTGCGGTTGATTACACGTTCTTTGAAGCGCAAGGTACGCTTGAAATAGCTGAGCAATTTTTAGGCGGATTCGTTAAAATCACTGGTTATAATTCTCCAACGTCAGTAACGGCCCAAGTTATAGAAGAACTAGAATCGACCGCAGCAACCAAACTTTGGGCTGAAGGTGCATGGAGCCCATTTAGAGGGTTTCCGAGGGCGATAGCCCTATATGAGCAACGTCTTACATTTGGTGGAACCGATTACCAGCGGCAGACGATTTGGCTTTCTCAGTCAAATGATTATGAGAATTTAGAGTATGGTCCTGACGATGCCGACGCGATGCAATATACGATAGGATCTCAGGAATTCAATGAAATCCTTTGGCTTGTCAGTCAGACCCGCCTTATTATCGGCACAAGCGGCGGGGAATTCTCTATTGGGGCAAATGACCCTACTCAACCATTGACCCCAACCAATGTCTTTGTAAGGCAGCAATCCAACTTTGGCAGCGATTCATTGCAGGCCAAGCTTGTTAATGATGTTGTTTTATTCGTGCAGAGACAGGGCCGCAAGGTGCGCGAACTTACTTATTCATTTGAAAAAGATGGGTTTGTTGCCCCGGACATGACCATTTTAAGCGAGCATATTACCCAAGGCGGAATCAAGCAAATCGATTACCAGAACCAACCTGACGCTATCTTTTGGGCAATCAGAAATGATGGCGAATTGCTGGGGATGACCTATGAGCGTCAGGAAAATGTTGTGGGATGGTTTAGGTTCGTTACCCAGGGATTATTTGAATCAGTTGCATTAATTTATGGAGATGATGCCGATGAGGTTTGGACAATTGTAAACCGTACCATTAGCGGAGTAACAAAACGTTACGTCGAACGCTTTGTTGTTCAGGATTTTGAAACTGACCAGGAAGACAGAATACACCTTGATTCATCTCTTAGTTTTGACGGTGGATCGGCTGTTAATCTAAGCAACTTAACTAATGCCAGGCCTCCGGTTGCAACAAGCTCAGGACATCCATTTATAAACGATCAGCAGGTTATTATAACAGAAACCGGGATTCCTGAGGTTGATGGAATAGAACTGACGGTAAAGAACAAGACAAGCAGTACATGGGAGCTTTATAACGAGGCCGGAACCGAGCCATGGGATTTGCGCGTTCAAGAAGAGTATGAAATTACAACGGTCTCCAACACAACGCCTAATGTGACGGTGAACACTGTCACAACTCATCATTTTGTTGCGGGTGATGTGGTTGAAATCAACGGTGTGACAGGAAGTGCTGGAATTCTTCTAAACGGTAAGTCTTTTACGGTTGTTTCTGTAACCACTTACACCGTTGTAATAAGCCTTTTTCCATCGCTTGGAACATGGGTTGCCAACGGTGGGAATATAAAGCTATTCAAGGGAGCAAGCGCATATGCAACAGGCGGAAAGGCGCAGCGTGTGGAGAATACCTTTACCAACCTTGACCATTTGGAGGGTAAGACCATTAAGGCTATTGTGGACGGTGCAACTACTCCGGACAAGGTTGTCCAAAGCGGCTCGGTTAGCCTGGATGATTATGGAAACGTTGTTCACATAGGATTAGGTTATACCGGGAAGCTAAAACCGCAAAAGCTGGCCCTTGCTCTGCAAACTGGATCAAGTATAGGCAAGACTCTGGCTATTAGTGAAATGACCCTTCGCCTGTATCAAACCCTTGGACTCAAGGGCGGCGAAACAGAAGAGAAGGCACAAAATCTTAAATTCCGAGGAACAGATGATGACATGGATGGACCGCCTCCACTGTTTACGGGTGATTACAAGATGCAATCTTTCCCCGGTGGAAATAACAAGAGTGGTGACATTATTATTTTGAGTGAAGATCCTTTACCGGCCACGATTCTCGGCCTATTTCCAAAAGTGGGAGCATTCGGATGATAAGATTTTTTGAAGATAGCGACTATGAAATAGTGTGCCAATGGTGGGATAAGCGCGAAATTGGCAAGGTTCCGTCTACCATGTTGCCAAAGCTTGGGGTTGTCTGGATTGAAGGGGATAGGCCCGGCGCCATGGGTTGGCTTTATATGGACAATTCGACCGGAGTTTGTTTCCCGGCATGGTTTACAGCGGATCCGGACCTTGGGCCGAAGGCTATTTACCGGGGCATTACCAATGTATTGAAATTCTTGGAGAATGAGGCCAAGAGCATGAAATACGGAGCCATGATCGCTCAAACCAACATACCCGGATTAGCTGCAATCTATTCAAGGCATGGATTCCAAAAGGGCGATGAATCAATGGTGCAACTCTTTAAATCTTTGGAGGTAAGCGATGGGAATTGAAACCATGGCAATAGTTGGGCTTGCAATGTCCGCAGCCGCAGCCGGCATATCGGCTTATTCTTCCTATGAACAGGGGAAGAGCCGGGATCGCCTTGCCAAGTACAATGCAGCGGTCGAACAAAATCGGGCAATTCAGGCCCAATTGGATGCCAGGTCGGCCGCTTCCGCCAAGCGCCGCGAAGCCGAGAAGCTGGAAAAGCGGCAACGCGCCTTGTATGCCAAGGCTGGCGTAACTACAGAAGGAACGCCGCTTGAAGTGATGATCGATACCGCAACCGACATGGAACTAGAAGCTCTTGAAATTGAGCGGAGCGGAACCACTTTGGCCGAACAGCATCTTACCCAGGCAGAAATTGACAAGTTTACCGGGGCGGCTGCGAAGCGGGCCGGCACAATGGGAGCTGGGGCAACCTTACTTCAAGGAGCCGGGCAAATGGCTTCGAGTTATTCAAGCTTTAAACACACGGGGGCAATAGGATGAAATATTTAATCATTATCCTATTGGTTTTTAGCGGTTGTACTTCCTATGAAATACCGGCAAGCGCTAACAGTGGCGGAACTATTTTAATAGAAGCCGAGGGTATGTCGATGGCCCCTGAATATGAATATTATTCCCAACATGTATTGAAAATGGACTGGAATGGTTTAGAGGTTGGAGAAGTAGCCTTAAATAAACATCCTGAGTATTTGCCGGAAGGAAAATTGCATAGGGTCCAATCACCGGGGAAGCGTGATGAGGAAGGCAACGTTTTAAGCTGGATAATGCGCGGGGATGCGAACCATTGGAATGATTTATATCACCTTTGGCCACCATACTACGGCGGAACTGTCATTGAAACACTAAATTAGTTATGCCAAGAATTCCAACAGCAGAACCATTCAAGCCGACGCGCCAGCAAATAGGGGTCCGGATGGATCCGGGTGCGCGTGATGTTGAATTTGAAGCCTTGCGCCGTGTGGGGCAAGGGATTGGCAGCGTATCGAACATGCTTGGCGAGATGGCCCAGCAAAAGCAACAGGTTGTCAACGAAGGCCACATTGCCGAGGCGAAGGCGCGGGCTATCGATACTGAGCAGGAAGTTGAGAACGAGATTGCCCAGGAGCAGGATTATACAAAATGGAAGGAAATTTCCGAAAACAAATGGTCCCAGCTTACCAAGGAAACTGAGGGCAATGAGACTTATAGCCCACTGGCAAAAGGCGTTATTAATGAATTTTATATCGCAGCTCAGGCCCGTAGCAATGCGAAGGTAAGCGGACAGGTTGCCAAGCGGGAAATTGAAACGGCCAACGCCAATCATCAAACCCTTGCTACCCGGCTTCGCAAGGCTGGCGACTTGGAAGGCGCAGAAGCGGAGTTGCAAAAGATTAATATGCGCCCGGAAGCAAAAGCGCAGCTTATAGAAAGCTTTTGGGTAAGCGGTGCTTATGAGGATTCGCAAGACTTGGTCCGCATTGCCAGCGGGGATGTTGTGGCGTTAAGGGACATCCAAGCAAACCTTTATAAGAAGGTAGACGGTGAATATGTCTTTGAGCCAAAGATGGCCAGGGACGACCGCCGCAGCGTCGAAAGGCGCGTTAAGGAAGAAATTTCCAAGGCCAACACGGCTCTTTATAACGAACTCGCCCTTGGAATTGAGAACGGGGATTTGGTTGATCCGGAAGAAATTCGCACAATGGAAGCCGATGGGCGACTTAGCGCTGGACAGGCCAAGGCTTATCTCAATGCCTATCATTCAGCGAAGAATGTATTTGATCCTATTACCCATGCCACGCTCAGGCGCAAAATTACCGGTTATGATCCGACAAACGATCCCATGGGCGAAGAGTATTCGATGCTTTTGGGCGAAGTGTTGGGCCAACCAAAGGAAGTTGTTGCCAGCTTGAAGAGTGAGCTTGAAAAACAGTTGGACGGAACCGGACAAACCCAGGCTTCGCGCCGGGTAAATGAGCGCTTAAAGAACATGTTCAATTCCAATTTCTTTAGCGGCGGCTTGGATCCGATTGGGGAAGATGAAGTTTTGGATGCTGAAATGAATTATTTGAAGGTGCAGGAAGATGCTGACAGGCTCTTAAACAAGTATCCGGATAAAAGTGCTTCTGATATTATGGGCATGCTCTTTGCTTCTGATGGAAGCGGCGGCGAATCAATTGCCCGCCACGCATCCACTCTGGTTAAGGATACGCAAACTCCTTCAAGCGGAGCTGGCGAGAAAAAGGAAGCGGGCCGCAATGCATATCTGCGTTACCTGCAAAAGCAGTTTCCAGCAATAACCGCGCAAATGAGCTTCCGAGAAGCCGTTAAGGCGGCGGCTGGCGAGAAAGGATTGACGCCAGATCAAATGCAAAGGTTAAAAGATTTCTATGGCGATTGATGATAGAGAGGCCATTGCCTTGCGCGATTGGGCAATTGGTGAACAGGAAACACCATCCGGCGAAAGGTTTGCTCAAGCAGCATTAGGGCAAGCCTGGAATGATTTGATTGATTACGAAAGCAACGCTCGAAACGAAGGCCGCGTTCCCTATCAGTTAAATCCCCGCATTGAACGCGAATCATTGGACCGGGTACAACGCATTTGGGATGGTGAAGAATCATTCAGCGAGGATGCCGACGAAGAAACCAACCGCCAAGGCTCCAAGATTGCTTACTTGGCCATGCGTTTTCAAAAGCCCATTGAAGACGTTCAATCGTCCTTGCCATCTTTTGAGCAGGCTATGACAATGCTTTATCCGCAAAAGGATGTCGATTCAGCCATACGCGAGGACATGGACGCAACCCGCGAACGAATTGAAACAATCGACCAGGCTTATCGCCATTCCTACATGAATGCTTTCCGCGAAGGCAGCGAAATGGATGGCTTTATATCTTTCACCCAAGATTTAGAGGAAATTCCGGATGGCTTGGCGGACCTTTACGGCGCAGCCCATAGCGAAGCAACAAAGGCATTAACCCAAAACCGCGAACAGTTTGAACGGCTTGGAGCCACCATTCGCCCGATTGTACAGGAAGCGGACGTTATGGACACCCGCCAATTTTTTGAAGCAATTGGACAATTAGCCGATATTGCTCCGGAACACCGCACGCTTGCCATGCGCTATATTGAAGCAACTGTGCCAGGCGAAAAGGGTATTGCTGAATCTTTCTTAGGTCGGGCCAATGAAGTAATGCGGGAAATCGCAAATCTCACCCCGGCAGAAATCCACCGTAACGCCATGGGAATTATTGAGGCGGTGAAGGCCGGTCAACCTATTCAAGAGCCGATTGCCACCGCTGATATGCCTTTTGTCTCAGAGGCGGCGCAAGCTGCATTCAGAGTTGCCTATACTGAGCCCGGAACTCGGATGCCCTTCTATCAGACATTGCCGCCGGAAGCGGCAGCCAGGCGCTATCAAGACGCCAGAACAGCGGCGGACTTTGCCGAAACCATGCTTTGGATGCAGCGCTATTCCCGCGAAGTAACCGGCCCGGAAAGTTTTGCCGACAATCCATCATTCAAAGCAGCCTATGAACAGGTTGTTTATGGTGGATCGAGGATGAGTGCTGACATGGCCCTTGTGCTTGGAAGCTTTGCGGTAGGCCGAAAGGTTGGCGGGATCCGCGGACAAGAACAATTCCGCAAAATTGTTGGCATGGGCTATGGATTAAAGAGCATGATCCCGGCGCTACAGGCGGAGCATTACGACATGCTTAGGGCCAAGGGGCTAGATCCACAAGACGCCATGTTTGTTTCTGATGCGTCCGCGCCCATAGCCGCCACGCTGGAAGTGATGGGGGATTTGTTTGTTTTAAGTAAGTTACCTGGCGTTTCAAAGATCCAAAAGCGCCTTGGCGCACAAGTAACAAGCCCGCTATTGGCCGGAATTATAAGCGGAGCGGAAGCGGTTGGAGTGGAAACCGCCACGGAACTTGCCCAGGATTTGACCGCTTCCATGGTGCAGGAAATGGCGAGCGCCCTGGATGAAAGCATTCCGGATGCGAATTTTGCCGAAGACTTAGCGGAAGCCATTAAGAGCGCTCCGGACATTGCCTTGAATGTACTACCCTTTGCCATGGTTGGTGGCGGGCATACCGGATATATTACCGCGCAAGCCCGCGAATCGATTACGGCCAATCCGGATGCCATGCGATTTTTTGGAATTCCAGAAGAGGCAATTACCGATATAGGAGCGGCTGAAAACCTACAGGATAAGGAAGCCATCTTTATTCAGCATTTCGATATTAAGAAGGCTGTTAAAACCGCCATGGAAGCCCAGGAAGCCGGCGTACAGATTTCTGAACTCGCTACTGAGGACGGTCAAAGCGCGGTTGAAGTAGCGGAATCCGCACAAAACCCGGCCAAGGCGCTCAAGAGCGAAGGCGGGGAAGTGCAGGGCTATGAAATAAGCCCGGAACAGCGACAAGTTGAGTGGAGTGACTTAGAGCGGCTTGATATTGATGTTTTAGACAAGGCTGCATGGGGCGTTGTTCAGGATGAAACCATTACTGTAAGCCCAGACGAATTAGGAATACGCTATAAGGAAGACTTAGCTAATCCAGAGGCCAAGTTTAAAGAAGGCGGAATGGATTGGGTTAGAAGTGTTGATTTATCCGAACCAATTGAAATTGGCGTTAGTGAAGAAGGAAATCTTCAAATTGAAGATGGTCATCATAGATGGTTTGCAGCAAAAAAACTTGGTAAAGACATAACTGGAACCATTACTATCATAAGGGGAAAGCCTATTGCTAAAATCCTTGAAGACCAAGATTTAGCGAGAAGTTTAATCAGTGAAGAAGTTGAAGGAATGCCGCCACCTGGCCCAACAACCGTCCGCACCCGTACAGAACTATCGAATGTTACCGATTCACCCGTTGAAAGGGTTGTGCAAGAATCCAGCGAAGGCGGCAAAACGATAAGCCGGGGGGATGCGCTTGCCCTGGAAGGCGTTGAAGAATCACCCCTTGGAACCAATATGCCCAATCCGGCCAAGGTTAGTTTTGCTGCGGTTGAACCAGTTTCCGCCACAAAGCCGGTAAGTTCCCCACAAGCTATGCAGGCAGTTGCCGACATAATGAAGGCCGTAGGAGAACCAGCCGTTATACGCCAGGGAAGATTCGGAAGGCGCAAGGCTCTAGGAACATTTTGGGTAAAGCAAAAGCTTGTGCGGGTTGCCACCGCAAACGATGTTCCAACCGCAGCCCATGAGATAGCCCACGCCATGGAAGACGCTTTATTTGGAACGGGTCCGGTTTGGCAGCGATCAAAGGAAATCAACGCTAGAGCCAAGGCAGAATTAAACAAGCTGGGGAAGGATCTTTATGGAAGCAAGGTTCCTAATGGCGGGTATAAGTCAGAAGGATTTTCCGAGTTTATCCGCCTTCGCCTTTCCGATCCGAGCAATGCAGAAATTAAAGCTCCGGAATTCTTCAAGTTTTGGGAGAAGAAGCTTAATAGTATTCCTTCATTGAGGCGGCGCTTCGACAACGCCAGCGATATTGTAAGACGGTACTTGCTACAAGGCGCAGAAGCGCGAGCTCAGGCCAATATTGCCAAGGCTGAAACGATGGCGCAAAAGGTGGCCGGAAAATCCAAGATAGCCGGCAAGGAATTCTATCGCCAATTCATTGAGGCGGGCGCAGCGATTGAGCGCTTTTCCAAGGAAGCGGCAGAACGAAAGGGGCTGGATGCATTGCCCGAAGATGCGGATCCGGTTTACACCATGCAAAGCCGCAGGCTTACCGCTGATGCCGTTGTTGATTACATGGCGACTAAAGGTATGTTGGATATTGCTGGGAACGTGACAGGAACAGCGCCATTGGCAGAAGCCTTTGAACTGGTTGGTCAAAAGGATTCAGAAAAGTTTGTCATATATCTTTGGGCAAAGCGTTCATTGGCCCTATGGACAGATCCGCGCAAGCGCAATCCTGGTATGGATTTAAAGGATGCTCAATTTCTGGTAAATGAACTTGAAAACCCAAAATTCAAGAAGGCCGCGCAAATTGTCTATGATTGGAACAATGGTATTCTTTCTTATGCCGCACAATCCAGCGAAGACTTTGCCGAGACAGTAACCAAAATCCGCCAATCCGATCCGGGGTTTTATATCCCGCTGTTTCGTGAATTCAACACACTCGACAAGGCTTATCAATCGATTGGCGGGAAGGCCTCAACTGCCAGCATCACAAAACGCCTAAAGGGATCCGGCCGCCGCATCAAAGATCCAATTGAAAGTATGCTTACCCAGGCCAAGCAAGTTGTCTTGAAGGCACACCAACGGCTTATATTAGAGCAGATCATAAGGATTGCTGATAATACCGATGGCATGGGCCATTATATCTTTGAAGTTCCTAAAGACATGGTTCCCCAAGCAGCCAGAAGTGTGGCCGATGTTATTGAGCAGATCAGCGGCAAGCTTGATCCTTTGGCCGCCGTCCAATTTCAGGCAGAAGCCGACGCCATGACAGGTGACATTGCCGATGAAATATTGACCTTCTTTGCCCCGGCACACCAAGCCAGTCCAAATGAAAATCCGATAATGCCAGTTTATATCGATGGCAAAACCCGTTGGCTGGAAATGGACGTTGATTTATATAAGGCGCTTAACGGCATGGATTTATACAATCTGCCAAAGATCCTTGATATATTCTTAGGCTTGCCGGCCCGCACAATGCGAATCGGGACAACCGGTTTACGGGCTTCATTCTCCCTTGTTACAAATCCCTTAAGAGATTTGAGGACCCTTCACCTTAACAGCCGAGCTGGCGCGAATCAGGCAAGATTGCTTCACACTTGGCTGGGGTCGATGTGGGATTCCTTTGTCTATACCATGACAGGGGGAAAGATCGGAACACAGTGGATTGACATGTTCGAGCGCATGGGAATTGAGATGGCCCAGCCATTAGGACAGGACACCCGGCCACTTAAACGCGCCGCAAGAAGGGTTAAGCGTGGCGGTCGTTGGAGCTTCTTTGATCCGGGTGACTATTATGATACCTTGATTAAGGTGCTTCAATTCCCTGAATCTGCCTCACGCCTAGCGGAAATGAAGCTTTACGCAAAAGACTTGGGCTATGATCCAAAACAACCCTTGACCGCTGATATTGCCCAAAAGCTGGCAATTGCCGCCAAGCAGGTAACAACCGATTTCACCCAGGCTGGAGATGTGGCAAGGAAGGTGAATCAAGCTGTTCCATTCTTCAATGCAGCCATCCAAGGACCGGTTGCCCACGCAAGGGCGCTAAAGCGCAATCCGGGCAAGTTCATGCTTCGCGGACTTTATGGAACAGCGGCGGTTCTTGCTAACTGGATGCGGAACAAGGATGAGGAATGGTGGCGGGAAATGCCGCTGGAAGAGCGTTACATTTTCACCTATATTCCAGTTGGCGATGAATTGATCCGGATCCCGCGGGCATTCGAAGCAGATGGCATATTTTTGGCCGGCGCAGAAGCATTGATAGACGCCTGGTATGCGGAAGACCCGCAGGCGGCGTCTGAGTGGGCAAGCAAATGGGTAACGGGATTCCTTCCAAGCCCAATGCCGGTATTACCGAAGCTTGCTTTGGAACAGGCAGCCAATAAGAACTTCTTCTTTGATTCCCCTATAGTTCCCCGCGGGGAGATTATGGGCAATATTCCACAAGAGGAACAATTTGGCCCCTATACGCTCAATACTTCAATTTGGCTGGGCGATTTGTTCAACGTGAGCCCGCGTCGAATCGACCATTCCATCCGATCGCTCTTTGGTGGGGTTGGGGTGGATGTCCTAAGCGTGTTTGGCCGCGGGGCCGGCGTAAGGCAAGAGGACGAATTCGAGCCGGCTGATATGCCAGTCATTGGAACCATCTTCCAGCGAGGCGGACAGATGGCCCGCAATCCAATTTCAATTGAAAAGCTTTATACTCGCTATGGCGAAGTTCTTGAGCGACAGGCTTCCAAAAGGCGCGAAGAAACCCCGGAAGAGCGGCTTGAACGGCTTCGTATCATGGATGCTGTTCGCGCATTAAGCGTGCTGCGAGACATCCAGTATTCCACGTATGACAGGGATAAGCGAAATAAGATTGAAGAGCGCCAAATCAAGATCGCCAGGGATGCGCTTCAAGGCCGGCTAAACCGCGCACAACTCAAACAATTAAAGCAAATGGCGGAACGCGAACGCAAAGCCATGGAGCGACAATGATGTTAATTTTATTGCCAACCCATCTTAACAACACGTTAAAAGGAATCTGACCTATGAGTACAAGCGTTGAAGAAATTGTCTTTCGATATACCGGTAATGATGAAACAACCGTTTTCACCTTTCCCACGAAATTTTTAGCCAATGGGGATATTGATGTTTATATCGATGGAGTGAAGCAGTTTTCCGGGTTTACGGTAAGCGGGGCCGGGAATCCTTCTGGCGGATATGTAACCTTTTCAACCGCGCCGGCCACAGGGGAAAGCGTTGTTCTGGTCAATGAACCGCCATTTACCCAATTGCTTGACCTCACCTTCAATGGGAAATTCCCGTCAACGAACATGGAGGAATCGCTTGATAAGAAGACGATGCTTTCAAGGATTCTCAATGCCCGCCTGGACAGGGCCATTCGTGTTCCTATTTATGATGAAGTCATCGATCCCTTAAGCGATGCATTCAAGGGCAAGCTGATTAAGATCAGCAATGACAAAAAACCAGAGCCCCTTGATATTACAAGCGCGGTGATATTTGCGGAAGGTGACGCTATCTTTGCCGAGAACATTGCAGCATTAAAGGCTATAGCAACGGCTGGTTTGAATAACAACGATCAGGCGAGTGTACTCGGCTACACTTCTGCAAACGACCAGGGCGGCGGGAAATTCTATTGGGATTCCACTTCAACCGATACCGCTGACGATGGATTGATCTTTGAGGCCGACGATACGGCAACCGGCCGATGGAAGCGCATACACGATCTTACCTTCTACAATGTAAAATGGTGGGGCGTTAAGGGTGATGGCGTGGCCGATGAAACCACCCTGATTAATGGAGCCATTACTTCGATTGCTGCCCTGGTTGATTCAACCAGCATCTTAACGGCGGTTGAACTATTCTTCCCAAAAGGCATTTATCAATGTGCCGGGGTGCGCGTTGTCAATGTGCCAATCTCGCTTAAGGGTGATGGGGCAAGGCTTCTGTTGGCCGATGAGGAAAGCTATTGTCTTTATTACGCTCCGATTCCAGCAACCGGATCCAGGGCCGGGCTAAGTCCTGACTATTATGTTGATGGTTTTTCCTTCAAATCCAGTTGGCGTACCTACTACGGAGTTGACGTTAAGACTGATGCCCAAATGTTTCAGGATAAGAACTGGGAAATTCTGGCAATTTCAGCCGGCGTCGTGACGGCCATCAAAAATGTCGGAATTGTGATGGGCAACAAGAAGACCAATATTAAGAACTGCATTTTTGATATTGGTTGCGGGATACTGGGCTATTCATCCAACCAGACACAAACCGGTTATCTTAACAACTCTCAAGCTTCGGCTCATGCATTGCTGGATGGCAGTATTGATACATGTACTTTTGAAAGATGCCTTTATGGAATAGCGCTTTTAAGCGATGTAAACACAGCTTCTTCATTCTGGTATATCGGTAATATAAACATATCCAATTGCTATTGGAGGGTGATAAATAAAGCGCCGATTCTTACTTACGATTCCCAAAACCTAAGCTTTAACAAGTGTGTATCTGATAGTGATGGGCCTTTCATGCTTATCAGAAGCACTCGTGTAAAATTCCGCGCATCCTGGCTGGAAGGTGGAATTGCCGCAGCGCCTACACATTTCAACGCCAATGAATTTGAGGATGTTTACGCCGTTGCCGAGGACTATAGCACAATTACAGTGGATCCGGGCGGCGGGCGCGACCTTTCTTATAATACCCGGATAATCTCAAGTGAGGTTTATTTCAGTGAAGACGTTAAATATGACACGTTCTTTGCTACCGATGGAAGCGACGTTGTAACCGAAGCCAAAAGTAGGGTCGCTGGAAGAACCAATATTGATGAGACTAGCCACGCCGTAATAAAAGCCGGTGAAGTAGCCACAAACCTTGTTCAAGCCACTATTTGGGATTCAACTAACACTGTTAAAAAGACAGTTCCTTTCATTCGCCCTTCCCTTGGTTCAAGGATCAACAGCGCAAGCCGCAACATTGCCCTAATTTCAGAGATTAAAAGGTATGCGAGAAGGGATAAAAGCAATGAATACCCGCAAGCGTTTGGCGATCAAATGGACACGTTCTTTAATTCATGGCCAATAACCTGCATTCTTGATCCTTCAGCCCCGCTTTACCCTAAATGCTTCTCGGCTGATTTTTCGGCAGCTACAGGAAGCACGCCGGTATTATCGAACGTGAATATCCCAACTACGACTGAGATAGGCTTTGTGGTTCATATGCTGGTCAATCCTTCCGCGTATAACGTGAACGGGAATTTTGAAATTTCGCTAAATGTTGGTATGCATTTGGAGTTAAATGAATGGCAGCAAGTAGTTGCTTATCTTCCGGCTGCGTTGTTGGATGCTCCGCCCTATGTAAACCCTGGATATATAGGAGGTCAAGGAGCGGTATTTAAGCTGCAAAACTGGATTGTTACTCCGGTATTCAGCGTACAGGAAGCCATTGAAGTGATGTATTCTGATAAGTATCCTTCCGGATATGCCTTGGGTGATACGGTCAATGGAATAATTGATCCTGAGTGGATAACCGGGACACATAGTTTTGTTGGGGCCGTTAATGGTATAAATGTCCAGATGGGCAGGGGAAATAACCACAGCGAAAACGCTTCTTTCCAGAAGGGCCAACTTTTACTTGTTGGTGAAGAACTGGATGAGCTTTGGGTGAAGTCCACAAGCGCGGCATGGGATTTTGCAATTGGAGATGGAACGACGTATAATAGGTATGCCGGACAAATGGCGGTCGCCGCTCCTAATGTATGGGAAAAGGTGACGCTTTTGAACACAACCCCGGTTGATGCTTCTACGGATTTGGTTGAATTCTATATTAGGACAGGGCCGGCCACAATGGACGTTTCTTGGGCTTACAAGGTTAAAAGAGATGTAACGATTGAGCCGCCTGCGGCAAGTTATGTTGATTAAGGGAACAAAATGATTAAGCGAGATTTAGTAAGATCAGTAGTCAGGCCAGTTCGCAAAACTGTTCTAGGGCAGTATTATTTATCTGATGTTTTTGGCGATGATCTTATTAGCGCCTTTTCACTGGTTGATTTAGGGAACCAGCGCGGATCCGTTGACAGTGCCTTTAACCCGGTTGTAAGGCAACGAAGGTTGAGCGACAGCGCTACATTAAGTTTCCCGGCTCCAATTGGAGATGACCTTCTTTCCTGGCTTGCCGGCAGTAATTCAACCACGCCTAAGCTTTATGACCAAAGCGGGAGCGATAATGATGCCGTCAAGGTTAGCAATAACAATGAGCCCGCGCTTGTAACCAGCGGAGCTATTATTCTGGATTCCCTTGGAAACAAGGCGCTTAGTTTTGATGGTACTGATGATTATTTCCAGACGGCAGCCGGATCCTTATTGGGCGGAAACCTGACCTTGCAGATTGTTGCCTCATTCAGTGATTCCCAAAATGATGTGTTTGAATTTGGAGGATGGGCAGATAATGGCGGCTGGATTTTAATGATTCGTGATACCGGTGTTTTATTCCGCTCCAAGCAATCCGGCACAGCGAATGAATATTATGGCGTTTCAAGCGCCAATGATTATGTTGATGGAACACCGCATTTGTTTACGCTGATTATTAAGGATTTCACAACATCTCCTTCGATCAGCCTGTTCGTGGACGGGGTTGAAATCAGCTTGAGTGTGGACACCGCGAAAACAGGAACCTATGGAGAATCGCAGACCAATGGAGCTATTGGAAAGCGGCGGACTGGCGGTGATGTGGCTGGCATGAAGCTTTCCTGCTTGAATGTCTGGGATGCCGACAAATCAACGCAAAGAGCAGACATCGAATCACTTATTTCAACCTGGATAAAAACACCTATATCTTAATTTAAAGGAGAAAAACTATGGCACTAGCAATATCAGGAACAAACCCAATCACCGCTGACGGTGTTGTCACCGTAACCAAACTTCGCCCGGGTAAGCTTTATGTAATTAAGGCTTCCGGAAGTACATGGGGAAGCGGAACGCTAACGGTGGCGGACCATAAAAGCGATACCATTCAGGCATGGTCGGCAAACACCATTGGAATTGAATGGCGGGCAACCGGTAGAACGCTAACGGCAACTATGGCCGGCTCGACATCTCCAAACGTACTGTTTGAAATTCATCCGGCGGTAGTGGCATAATGCCCGACAACACGGCAGATCCCGGTTCAAGGGCCGGTCCCAATGTACTTGCGGCACAACCTTACGCTGTTTCGCAAGTAACCGGCCATGTGTGGGATGTAGCTATACAAGACCAAACAACCCCTGCATTTTCTCTTTTTATGAATCAACCGCAGGGGCAAACCACTTTGGCCGGTGATGCTATCATTGATACTTACCAGGTTTTGGTAACATCGACTGCGGGGATGGCCATTGGCCAATATGTGGGTATCTTTAATTCTGCCGCAGCCCGGTATTATTTTGGGACAATTCTAAATATTGCTGCTTCGGTCATTACACTGGATACGCCACTTAACTTCGCCTATCTCACTGGTGATGTGTTTGTATTTACCGTTATTGATATGAATGTCAATGGAGCGGTTACGCGGCAGGTGTTTGAAATAGATGGACCGGCAGCCGGTTTTGAAATTGATATTACGCGAATAATTTTCACCATGACCCTTACGACCGCTGGGGACGATGGGAAGTTTGGAAACATAGCAGCCGTTACAAATGGTCTTGTCATAAGAAAGATCGATGGGGAATACCGCAACTACATGACGGCAAAGGACAATGGCGAAATTGCTGCCCATTGCTATGATCTTACTTACACTATACGAAGCGGCGGCGGTGGATCCTATGGATTGCGGGCTAGATGGACTTTTGCTTCACCTGGGAAAATGGGGGTTGCTATCCGGCTTGGGGCCGGTGAAAAGCTTGAAGCATTGGTACAGGATGATTTAACAGGATTGGGAAGATTTAGAATTTTGGTCCAAGGACATATTGTTGAACCATAAAGAAAGAGAAAAAATGAAGAAGTTAATTGTATTATTCATTCTGGTTATGGCCTTATCTATTGGTGCTTGCCGTAATGTAAGCCCATTAACCAGGCTGCCATCTGACACGGCCAACTATACCTTCGACAAGGTGGATGGTGAAGCGGTCATGACTCAGAGGAAATCCGGTGAAGACGTTGTATTGACGAAACGTGAAGTCAATCAACTGAATAAGGACAGCTCGGATGTCGTTGATTTCAGGGCGGACCTTATATTTCAGCTTAGAAAAACACCATAATACCAGTGGTTGGCCTAATCACAATGTTGCTTTCCACGATGGGCGGCGCTGGCATGGGGTCGGCGCTGAAGATCGTTGCGGGCATATTTGATAACAGGGCCAGAAAAGGGGTTTTAAGGGAACAGCGTAAATTGGTGCGCGACCTCAAAATAGCACAGGCCAACCTAGATTTTCAGGATAAGGTATTTGGCAATAATGAGGGTGGCATGTATGCCCGTACAACCAGGCGAATACTGGCTGTAATTGGAATGGTGAACCTGTTCATTATCTCTATTTTGTGTACGATCAATCCGGCCAAGCCTCTTTTAACGTTCACTCCTCCGGAAAACAAAGAATATTTTGAGTTTCTGTTTTTCTTTAAAATACCTATTGGCTCAGATATAACGACTATTGTAACAACTGGTCACATGGCATTGGCAACGGTAACAATTCTGGCGATCATAGTTGGATTTTATTTTACGCCGGGGGGGTCTAAATGACTTATAAGTATTACCCCAGGAGGAAGCAAGTAAAGCCAACACCCTAACACTATTGATAATTTTTAATCTAATTTTAAGTAAATTAATATTTGAGTCTCCATCTTAAAACCCCCTAGCGTTATGT